TTACCGCCTCTTCGGACAGGTCCGGCATTGCTGCGTGAAGGCATTCGTGAAGCGTAGTATCGAGGTCTTGCCCCTCGTCGAGGCCTGAGCGAATGCCGATCGTCCTAGGCTGGCCTCGATCGCCTTCGAGGTCACAATAGCCGAATTCATCGGGCCTTGTGTCGTCGCGGATGGTCCAAGTTTGCTTGCGGATAATGGCTTTCACTATGCGCTCCACACTTCCCCGCGTCGATTGATGCGGTAGTTCGTAACGTCGAAATTACCACCTGAGCTAACCTCAACCATTGCGTGGCCGTGATTCCAGCGATTTACCCGCGCAAATTTTGGGGTCATGTCGCATAAGCAACCAGTTGACCAAGTAGGGGTCATAGAATGAAACATATCGGTATCCGTGTGCGCTGATGTCTGGTGGCTGTGCCCGACTAGCACCCTATGGTGGGTCCGAAGAAACGCCCCTCTAGCTGGATTGACCGGACTGAAAATCGACTTGCCTAATTCGTGCCCGTGAAGAACCGGCAATTTGCCGAGCATAATCGGATTGTCTCCGACCATTTCGATTTTGAGCCGCTTGAGTTGCAATAGCTCATCGAGCCGTACCGCTGCAAGGTCGTAAATCTCAGGAGCTCGATTCCAGATAAAATGGTCCCATCGCTCCTCGTGATTGCCCTGCTTGTAGATGATTTTTTGCTTTGGGAATTCCGATCGCAACCACTCAAGCCCCTCAATTACCAGCTTCAACTCAACCGATAGCTTTCTATGGTTTGGGTCTCGCTGGTGCCTGGAGACTTGGTAAAAATCCGCGAAGTCCCCATTGATTAGTAGCGTGTCGATTTTAGATTGCTTTAGGGACTTAACCGCCGCCTCAAAAGCCACTTCGCTGTGATACGGAATGTGGACGTCTGAGATTATCCCGCATCGCTTGCAATCTAGTTCAATCGGAACCCACGGTTCTGCTAGCGACGGTGGCATCTTCGGGACTTGCCCCGCTTTACCTTTGGGCCTTGGCTGGGTCGCTTGATTGCGATTCTTTTTTCCGAGAGCCCCGCGAATATTGCGAATCATGCTCCTTGCGGTATCGACCGTCGCAAACGTCTCGGGCCTTTCCTGCTTGGCTCGCCTAGCTAGCCCAATGTTTGGAGCGTCGGGAAACTTTTTGCAAAGTTCCTCAAGGTACAATCGTCCCGCTGTTTTCGGTGGTGACCCCATCTGATTTTCTCCAAATAGAATAGGCTTCGTCGATCGTGATTTCAGGCCTCCCTAGCTTCGCGTTGACTGCATTGTGAAGTGCAACGCCCCAGGCAAAGAACGCTTCGGGGGAGGTGAAGTCGGGGGGCATCTCGGCTAGGATTCGCTGGTAGCCGTCTTTGCAGTCGCACCGCTGAGGGATTAGGTATTGCCAGATATCGAGCCATTGAGGGTCAAACCCGCGATAGGAATGGAGCTTGGCCCAAGCGAATTGGCCTTGTTTGATCGTTCGCTCAATCCGCTTTGCGTTGACTTGCTCTTGGCTCATCGTCGGCGGTGGATCGCCCTGCATCGTGATCGTAAACGTCCTGGGTTGTGGCGCAGCCCCGGGGGTGAACGGTGTTCCATCCATGTTTATATTTAGGCTAGATTGATTGTCCACGATGGAGCACCTGTGCAAATTGATTGTGAGGTTATGCCGCTGCAAGTCTGCGTAAGGCTGTGGCTGGTAATAACGGACGGGCCTTCGGAGTAATACTTGGGCTTACACTCTGGGGGGCAGCAAGGGCAGTCGTCAAACTCTCGGCAGCAATCGCCACTGCAATTTCCCTCGAAACAATCTGAGATATCTAAAAACGGCCTGATGTTTTCAAGCTGGTTTGGGCTTGCGTAACCACTGCATCCACACCCGCTATATCTAAGCTGACCGCTTTCGTCATTCGTAATTTCATTGCACCCTGAGCCAAGTCCATCTACCTCCCTAAAAGGCGTAGGGCAAACGTAGTCGAATCCGTTAGGCTCCAGCAATTCAGGGCATTCAAAAACCGGAGTCGGGTCGCCTGGGTTGCCGCAAATATCGCCGATCAGTGCCGCGCAAGCCGGAACGCTGCAAGGGTCATTGAAGCACCCCGTTCGGATGCTTGCAAAATCGAGGCTGCATTGCAAATCAGGAAAGCTGGTTGAAAACGGCAACTCGACAACCGACTCAAAGCAGTGGCAAGGAGGCGTAAGCTCGCAAGGCCCTTGATAAACAGACGATGAGTAATCTCTGATTTCTTGAGTTGGCCCAAATACGCAAACCGAACTCGCGTAGTTGTACGGCTCGTAGTCACAACTAGATGCCTCGCACCCTGGGATATCTTGGTTTTCAAAATCAACATCTCCAACAGGCATTTCTGCAAAATATTGGACTCTGTCGAAATAAAACGTAGCTGTTTGCTTGCAATTAACAGTCGAAACATTGTCTGGATCGTTTGGGATATCATCGCATGTTGGCGCAGGATCCGGATTGACATCGACAATATACCGATCGTCTACCTCAAAGCATGTCGTGTTAATCATTTCGACCGACTGATCTATCTTTGTGCTTCTGTGCTGAAAAATCATCGAAACCGCCTCGTAGACAAATCGAGACCGGATAACAATCTTGCATCCGCCTGTTTGGCCTTCGACGCCCTCGCAATCCACTTCCTCTTGGCTTATCCTAACGATGATATGCTTCGGTCTTCGCCAAAGCGCGAAAAACGCACTAGCTTTTCTTTCAAAGCTGGTTGTGGTTGTAGCAATGTGCTCCACGCTCTCCGGGCAGCAAAAATCCTCCGGCAGCGTCTCGCAACCGCCTGGACTGATTTCGTAACCTCTATAGTTTGGCGTCAATACCGCGTAGTGCTGCGTAACGCAGTTTGAAGTAGAGGTTGAATCGTACAGCAAACCGCTACAGTTCTTGGTCCAACTTGGAGTAGCGTTCGGCGTAAATGTTTGCTGGTAGCAACAAGTGCCGCTCCAACCGCCGCCGGTGTAGCCGCTGATCGTGACGGTCGGCAAATCCTCGACCGCCAAGCATTCGCAATCGCAACAGCATCGACCCATTCCGCCCATTTAGCACAACTCCACTGCAAGCCACTTGGCATCAACTGGAAACAGCAAGACGCTAGCCGCCGAAGCAATCGCCACGCCCGTTGGGTTCCATGCCGTATAGGTTATCGTCCCCGCTGTCCAATTGCCGCTCGCGGGTTGCTTGGCTGTCACGGTCCCGCTGCTATTCGCACCGATGCCGGATCCCGCCACCGCCAGCAATGGCGTTTCGCAAGCAATCACCTTAATAAGGTCGTCCTCTTGCTCGTCGTCACCGATGAAGGTAAAGAGGCATCCTTTTGAGAGGCTGAACGATGATTCAACCGGCCCCATTCGCGTTCCGGTCGTGTAGGTCGCCGAATCTTTTTTCGCTCGGAAGATCGGCCCCCATTGAGCCGTACCGAGCCCGTTTGCCGCTACCTCCGCTGGCCCATTGAGCAAAAATGGACCCATTACCGAAGCGGTGTAATCGATTGGCCGATCGACTTTGATAATCGACTGCCCGTCGATGGTTTCCATGCCGACCTTTTGGATGCAACCATAAGCCGGTATCGTTTCGGTCGATGCGTTGTAAAAGTAGATCGGGTCAGGGGTCGATTGCCGGATCTCGATCGGCTTTGCCGCCCTTTCGCGCTCCCAAGCGAACGAATTATCGCGAATCCGTTTTGCAAGGGATGGACTGTAGTACCCGATATCCTTTTGAGCCACGTCTAGCCCCTAGTGTCTGCGAGTAGGGATACTTTGTAGACCGCTGGCGTCACGGCCGTAGCCGTTGCTGTGTCGTTGCATGAAATCGACAAGCGACACTCTAGCAACTGCCCCGGGTCCACGCTGGCCGCGTTAATCGTAAAGTCGAAATTGGCCGCTGTGAGGCTGTTCATCGATTGAGCCGCCGTAGTCACCAAATCCGCTGTTGGCGTTCCGCTTGACCCTACCACGGCCTCTAAATCTATCGTGCAAGCCGTCGAGGCTAGGGTAGTCTCCATCGCTGCCCGGATGCGGATTTGAATCGTTTCGCCGTCATCGTAGTTCGGGGGAATTGGAATCGAGAAATACGCCCTGCGCGTTGTGGCCCCAAGGTTTTTACAATCCCCTGCTGTGATCCTCACCGGATTGGTCAACCAAGTGCCCGTAACTAGCCCTAGATCGTCGCTAGCTGCCGCTGCGGGCAGATTGCTTGCGACGGCATCCCATGTCTTGAACGCCTCGACAGGGACCACGTATTCGGCCAAGACTTTTTGCCCTAGCTTCGATGGTTCGATATTCGCATTGCCTGCAATGTCGTTGTTGGTTAGCGATCGATCTGGAATCTGAAGAATGACGTTTGTAATAGTGCTCATTTTTTGGCCTTATGGTAGAAGTCCTAGTGCGTTGTAACTTAGTGGTTCGTAAAGCTTTTTTTCCTGCCAAAACGCGGTTTGCTGCGCCGGAGGATCTACGTCAGGTAGCTGAAATCCTTGTTCGTCAAGTAGCACCGGCTTGGCTGTTGGTTCGCCTGCCCTGGTGGCCCGGACTACTTCCGTTTTCGGATCGCCGTTCGGCAATGGTGGAGCACCAGGGATAATCACCCGCTTATAGTACCCTTCATGCCGCGATCGCGAATGCCACGCCTTTTCCGGTGTAGTTCGGTAGGGGTAGCGGAATTGAATTACAGCCGTAACTTGGTAGTAACCGCCGAAGGGAGTTTCGGGAGATGCAACCGCCTTGGCTCGGAGTTTTTGCATTTTCGCCGTACCCGCTGGCCATGTCAGGAAAGTATCGGAGTTGACCGAGTGCCTGTACCGCCCTTGAACGTAGCTCGAAAACGTCAGCATGTTCTTTTGAATCGTAACCGTTTGGTCTGCGAACTTACGCCGAATGCCGTTGACGGGTTCGCCGTTGGCTGTCACCAAAGGATTGCCGTCGAAATCCTCATCGATTTCTAGCTCCTCTTCTACGTCGTCAAAATCGATAATCGCGGGGGCTAGCAATGGGCTTTGTACGCCGTTGTTTTGATTGCCCTGTGGACCGCCCGAGCCGAACGATACTTCGCCCTCATAGGGTACCGTAACGATCCAGTAAACCGGACTTTGTCTCTTCGGGCTTGCCTGAACTGCGAATACAAAATCAAAGCCATTGCCGAATGAAGATCCAGCCGCCGGGATTCCAGGGGCCTGCAAAACGTCATTCAAGGAAGCGTCGGGGGTTGTAAATACTTGATATACCTTTTGCAATCGCGCATCAGCCCGCCGGAAGTTATCGGTAATGGAGATATCGCCGCCGAGCCCGCTCCACATAAGATCAACGCTGTAGATTTTATCGTTGAGCATCTAGCGGATCTCCTGGAGCTGGAACTGTTCTTTCGGGGATTCCGTCGGGCTCTTTAGCGTCCCGTCAATGCTCGAAAGCAACTTGCTAGCCTCTGCCGTGTTCTTAACTAGCTTATCGATTGGGCTATCCGTTTGGCCTCGCACAAGCACCCGCGACTCAAAGGCGGTAAGCGATCGGATCTGATCTTGCAACGCACTAGCCGCCCCGGCTCTTGGCTTTAGACCGATGCCTATTTCTAGCTTCATTGCGTCCTGCAATGCCGCTAGCCGCTCCCGGATCTTCGAGTCAAAATCTTCGGTAAGCCCGCCGACCGATTCATCAAGAATGGCTTGCAAGCTTTTTTCGGTTTCGGTTACTGCACGCTCGCCAAAGGCTGGCATTTCCTTCAAGACATCCTCGAAGGTAAACCGCCCCGATAGAAGCTTTGCGTATGCGTCAACGAACCAATTGGCCCTAGCTAGCAAGCCGTCGAATACAAACACTACGTCGTTGTAGATCTTGTTAGCCGAAAGCAGTACAGACGCCGAAATCACTTCAAGCACATCCTCGAACCTGAACACCGCGATCTCTGCCGCTGTAAACCCAGTAACGAAAGCTTCGGCAATCGTTTTGCTTACGCCTTGCATCGTGTTTGCTAGGTCTCTGCCATGCTGAGCAAAATCATCCATCGCCGGAATCATCGAGCTTTGGATAAACTCAAAGGCAACCGCCAGGCCTCGATAGACAACATCTCGAATAGGTGCAAGCAACGCCCCGAAGGATTCGTAAAGGTTTTTTGTTGCGACGCTCAATGCTTCGCTAGCCTCTAGTGCCGACTTTGCCGAGTCAGCCTTATTCAATAGCCCCTTGGTAGCCAATTCACTGACCGCCGCAAGCCGTTCTTCGGTTGTGGCTAGTTCGTTGATACTGGGAATGAGCCCCTCGAACGCTGCGAAGTTGCCCTTTGTTGCGTCCTCGACCATCCGCATTGCAGAGGATAAATCTCGATCAAACACCCGCGACAGGCCAAGAGCCGCTTCGGCCATGTCCTCAATATCGCCCACCCCAGCACCGCGCCGCAATGCTTGGGCCATTTGATCCTGGATCCGCCCCGAATCTACGTTGGTCATTCGCTCAAGGCTATTGGCAACTTTGACCATTTCATCCGATGCCGCCTTGCCCGCTCCTGGGATTAAAGCGACCGTCTCGGCAAGCTTAATCGATGAACGGTTCAAATCGTCAAACGCTGCGACCGAAGACGATGCAAAGCCGACAATGGCCCGCCCCGCTTCGACGATTCCAATTACCGCTGCCGTCACGCCTGCCAATTGGGCTAGCCCACGAATCGAAAATTCGACTTGCTGAGCCGTTTGCGTCACTTCGCTGGAGAACTGACGCAACACCGCCGAAGCTTCGTTTTTCGCTCCAAGTGTGACTTCTACGTCAGCCATTTTTACGCCTTTGTTCTTCGATTCGGTTTACGTCGGCTTCGAGTGCATTTTGCACCGAAACAAACCAAGCGTCCTGATCGTAAATCCCGCCCGCCTCTGGAAGGATCCCCTTTGAGACCCAAGCCGCAAGGTTAGCCGCTGAACTAACTCGATGCCCTACGTAATCCTTTGGGCAATCGACGATTTCAAAATACCCTCGACCCTCGCAAGCATCGCACCCGGACTCGTCGCAACCTGGACAGGCTAGCATCAACGGAAGGTCGTTGCTCGGCTTGTTGCTGCATTGATTTCGAGTGCAAGTTTTGCATAGTTCGCCGCATCGTATAAATGCGGCTGTCCTTATTTTTTTTTATCACCTTCGCTAGCCGAATTGCCGCGAAGGCAACAACTCACAAGCTTAACCGCGTCGGCAACTTCAATCTCTTCGTCCCAATCGCTCAAAGGCTTGTCGAGACTCCAACCGGTCAAACAAATCGAGACGGCTTCGCGAATCGCTGCCATCTGCTTCTTTGGTTCGGTCGATTCCCTGAAATCGCTGATGAGCCCCAAGACCTGTTCAGTCTTTCGGAACTTCAAGCGGTTCAAGGTAAACTCGATGTCACACCCGTCGATTTTGTCTGTGAATGTATTAGGCTGCATGGTTAAAAGCGATTGAGAATTCTTGATCCGAAGCGTCCACGTTTTTGTTTGCTTGCCATTCAAGTTGATCGGTCATAATGCCGTTTCGCTCGCCCATTGGCTTGGCTACTAGCTGAGCCTTAGGCATTGCGAAGACAAGCGTTGAGGTTGTTGGGCCCGCGATCGTAAACGATAGGCTTCCTTCGGTCATATCGCGGAATTGACTGTATCGGTTTTGAGTGGCAATCAACTTGGATTCTGGATTGCCGGTAATTCGCGGATTGCGATCAGTGATAACAAAGTTATCGACCCCAGCCGCCGAAGTTGAGCATTCCCTAGCGGTAATCACGTTGCCCAGGTCGATCGTTGCCGACTCAAGGCAGATATTCGTCGACGCCCAAGACGTAGCACCGCCTGCAACGCGAAGCGGTAGCGTATTGACATAGTTGATCGAACTTGGAATTGCCGCGTCTGCCTCGTCATCGTAGACCCCTTGGAAGTCGAATTCGACCCGGCCCATTCTACCGGTAGGGAGGACGAACCGGGCATTACCGACCGCCCCGTAAATTCGCCGCCGGACCCCATCAAAGAACCCCGCAATTGTGAGTGTCTTTACGCTGCTCCCCGATGCCGGAACTTCGGTTTTGGGGAAGTAGGTTGCCGTCGAGAGAACTACACCGCAAGCCGGAAGAAAAGTGCTAGCCCATGCCGGAACTGCCGAGCCATCGTAGGCAAGGTCGACCGAGAAGGTAGCCCGGCCAATTCTGGCCCCTGGAATGGATGCTAAGCGACCGAAACCGCCTTGGCCTTGCCGTTCCTCGAAAGGGAACTCCGGGTTAATCATTAGGTCATAAGCATTGACGGTGCAATCCGCTGCCGCAATGGTTTCGGCTGTGCCTACGGTCGATTCGATCTTGGCACCCAAAACGGTCTTTTTACGTAGTAGCATATTTGTCTCTCCCGAGTATGTCGTTTGCGTCCTGTTTGGCTTCTTTGAGCTTGCGGGTCATTATCGATTTAGCCTGAGCCGCGCCGCGATCGAAGGCATCCTTGACGCCCTCGATCTTGGTTGCTTGCAAGTCTCTGAGTTTCTGGATTGGGAATCGAGCCCGTCCGAGCCGCTTGTAAATGTTTTTGCCGAGCTTAGGAATCTTCGGCCCGAAAGCCCCATCGAAGACCATCGCCGGGGTACCTCGAACGAATTCAATCTCGACCCCTTCGACCGTTTGCCGTGCTTTGAATGCCCTAAGCGGTACGGTAAACGTGTCGTCGATTTTCAGTATCGATTCCTTGGCTAGTACGTTGTCGATTATCTTTTCGTCAACGCAAAAAGACCTAAGCTCCTCGACCCTTTCAACGGCCATCGCTGTAACGATTTCTCGCTGAGTTCGCCGCCTTACGTCCCTTGTCGCTTCGTCAATGCGATTACTAAAAGCCTTCTCTAGCCCATCGGCGTAGTTGATTACCCGCTCGGCAGCGAGCTTCGCTTTTTCTTCGTGTGCCTGGATGTCGATTATCATTGCGTCATCGCCTCACTGTCGGATCGTCTTCATCGACTCGATAGGTTACGATCAACTGCATGTTCGCCCCGTCGATACCGCCATCGGACGTAAAGTTGATCTTGGTCCCGAAGGTAGCAAACAAAGCGTTTCCGTCGAACGTGTGCCAGGAGCTAGCCGGGGTACAGATGCACTTGCGAACATCTGACCCAAATTGATTTAGTAGCGTGTCGATTGCGTCTTGGCTTCGCTCTGAGGGCATCAAAACCAGGCGGATATTGAACTGTTGAGCCAACGCAACCGCCGGAGGATTGCCCGGACAAGATAACTCGGGGACTTCGTTTTGAACTCCCTGGGTTATGATGATCTGGCGATCGATCGGCGTGTAGTTTGCGAATCGAGTAGGTCGCTTTACTTCCTGGACATCGGTTGGGTACGTAGTCGAATCGCCCACCATAGCCGATAGCCTGGATTCCAATTCAACCGCGATGAGTTCGATGATTGCTAGCGACACTCTAAAACTAACATCCCTTCGTCATGCTCAACAAGTCGAACAATAGACCGCCGCTCAACCGGTTCGCCAACTCGGGGGGATAGTCCAATTTGATCCCCGCCGAGGTCTAGCTCTTTGCTCTCGATGCCTTCTGATCCATCATTCGAGACGTAAACCATAAACCGTGGGGTTACTAGGTCTGACGCCTCTGGAAGCTGCAAGGAATCGTCTCGCACAACTACCGCGTTTATTTTCCTCGACCGACCGTTTCTTTTGTAGTAAACGATCGATTCGGCGAAGTCTTGCGGGTTGGCGAAGACGTTCTTGGCATCCTCGATGATGGTATCGCGCAAGCTCATCGATTAGGCTCGCTTGCAAGTTACCTTGAAGTAGTCGACAACAACCGAATCGACGTTGGCGCTGGACGATTTTTGCAACTGAACAAGCGGTTGCAATCCCGAGGAGTAGCCACTCATATCGAAGGTGGTTGTCGCGCCGACTCGCTGGCCGTCGATGTAGAACTTGACATCGCTTTTGCCGCCCGTGAAGTCAATCACAAATTCCTTGTACGTGGTCCCAAGGGTTACGCCGCTGGAGATGTCGTCGTTGTCGCGCACCCCGTCGTCGGTTTCCAGGTAAACAAGCGTTGTGCTGCTTGCGCCCTCCATGCGAAACCAAGCATTGGCCGCTACGTCGTTAGCGGTGTCGTTTCGAGCCGAGCCAAGACCGAAGCAAAGGATTGAACCGCTTGTGAAGGTAGCTGCCCCGATCTTCACCCGCATCTCAAGACGTTGAATCAAGTCGATGTCGAAGTCCAGTGCATCATTGAAGTGCAAGCAAACATTTTCGACTTCGCTGGTGGATGCAAGCGTCAAGGTCGCTTCGCTCGTACCCTTGGAGTAGGTCGGAGCCCCGGAGGATGATGTGTCATCAACAAGCCAAGCGGTTGCCGGGTCTGCCGAAGTCGGAAACGTGGCTACCGCCCCGTTGAAGTCGTCGTAAAAAATCTGAAAGTCGCGCATGTCGCCCATGTTCTTATATTCCTTTTTTGTAAATTTTGTTGCCGTCCCAAAAAGCCCCCAAGCAATCGCCCAGGGGCTAGATTTCAATCGACACTACGCACGATTAGCGAAGATGCCGCGATGTTCGATTACCGCTGCTGCGAAGCTTTGGCGAACCGTGTAGATGTACGAATCGTTTCGGATGTTGTAATCCGACTCCAAGACCGGCGATTCTTCGCCGCTCAGGAAGGTGATTTCAACGGTATCGATAAGGCTGTTGTCGGCGATTGCATACCAGTTGGTCCCGCTGTTGGCGTCCAGGTAGGGGCTTGCAACAACTCGCAACTGCCGAGCACCGCCACGACCGTAAAGGTTCGAGACTCCGCTATTTTTCTCGCTCTCGACCGATGCCGTCGAATTGACAAGCTCCAAGGCTGTTCCGGCGTAGGCCAAAGGCACCAAGAGAATAGACGGGGTAAGCCCAAGGAAGACATCGCTGTTGAGTCCCTTTTGCTTGCCCATCACCTCGAAAGCTTTGTCCAAGGTCGTCTTGCTTGGAGCCGCTGCACCGCCCGAAAGGTTAGTCCCGGATGCGTGCGAAGCCGAAAAAAGAGCCACGCCATCGGGCATTGTCGGGTTCGACAGGAATACGTCGTAGATCGCCTTTTCTTGCGTCCTACGAGCCGCCGATCCGTGCATCGCTGGGATGCGGGAAAGAGCATCAAGGTCATCGTTAATGACCGTTTCCCAAGTGACGGTAAATTCCTTCCCGTACTTCTCAACTTTGTAGCTCTTGCGTTGGTCGACAACCTTGCCCTCTGGGTAGTCCTTGCCCTCGGGTACAACCTCGAGGTTTGGCGATTCGCCAAGGCTGATGCGGTTGATGTTTTTGAAGTCGTCAACCGACTGAGCTTGTCGCACCCATTGGTCCCAAGTGTATGGGGCCTCGACGTAAGACGCCGTGAGGGTCTTGCTGGCTGCATCCAAAAGCAGACTGGAGAACGATCCGCTTGTGTGGTAAACGTCATTCGATCGACGGATATTGAATCGATCCATCACCCCTTGGTGACCCATCGCGATACGCACAACATCGCCTTTGTTGTGTCGCTCTGGATTGACGCCCATTCGCCGAACGCAAGCCTCAGCAAGCCGGTAGAGCCCAAGATTGCGGAAGTGTTCCGCGCCTTGGACTTCAGGAGCCTTTTGAGTCTTGATCTGACCTTCCCAGCATCGCTTTACCAATCCCGCCGAAGCCTGAGCCATGAACTTATCATGCTCGCTTTCGGTAACGCTAAAACTGGAGCCCTCGACGGCCCCGCCTAGTGGTTGAGAAGCCATCTTTCGAATGATCCTTTCTTGAGCGATTTCAACAGTCACGGATGGATCGTCAACCAAAGCGTCTGCGAAGCTTCGCTCAAGCTTTGCAAGCGTACAATGGGCAACGATAGTTTTGCGTCGGTCGTCGGCTAGCTTGAGTTGGCGTGCAACTTCGGCTTCGACTTTCTTTTCGGTGTCTTCGGTTGGCTCGACATGCTCGGCCCGCATAGTTTCTTCGGGTTCTTTGTCCGCGCCTGCCATCGATTCGACTTGCCCCATTGGAGCCGCGTCAGAACCGGCTTGGCCTGCTGCTTTACCTGCGAGAAAAATCACAATCTGTTCAAGGTCGGTCATGCCCTCAGGCAACCCGAGACCCTTCAACGTTGCCATTAGGCTATCGTCCATTCTCTCAACCCTTTCCTGGTCGTAAGACCGTCGAACAGTAGAATTCGGATCCGCGCCCGTTGCACAGATCGAAGCGTTGTGAGGTTCCCATGCGGTTACAATTTCCGCTGGCCCCTCAATCACCTTGCCTTGTCGGGTGGTGTACGTTTGGCCTTCCCTTACGAATTGACGCTCTAGGATCTGTGCATCAATTGAGAAGTCATTTAGGTGGCCTTCGGTGTATCTTGTCGCGACAATCTGGCTGTCCGGATCGCTTGCAAAATCAGGCAAGCCTAGAAGCTCATCGCCCTCGATGACGATATTGCGAATCGAGCCAAAGACGTTGCGTACCGTCTTGTCGTTGTGTGAATCGACGATAGGTAGCTGCTTTTTGTCGTTGCGGAATCGGACGCCATCCATTAACAAGACTTGCTTGATCCAACCGCGTTCCTGATCGTAGATGTCAATCGGCGTTTCAGTCGCAATCACCGCTCGGCCATCCTTGACGGCCCCGAATTGCCGAACGATCGACCCGCCCTCGATGGGCTTGGCTTGATGTCTTGCGTCGAGTTCTTTTCGTCGCTTGATTAGGTCGCTTTTGTTCATACAGTCACCTCGGCCGGTAGCGTGTCAACCGATCCGTCCTTTGCGTCGTCAATTAGGGCCTGTACGCTTGCTTCGGACATGCCGACCGACGATAGGAACACCCTGGCCGCCGCTTCGGTAATGACGCCGCTAGCTAGCTCGTTGAGGGTCTTGTCGATGGCCTTGCGATTGCGGTTCCATTGCTGGGTCGACAAGCCCATCATTTCGCCGCTGCCGGTCGCTGGCTGAGTTCCTGCCGCGCCTTGGGTCTGAGCCGCTGAAATGGCTAGCTGTTGCTGTTCTGGGGTCTGCAAGCCAAGCTTTTGAAGCAATCGGTTTTCTTTGGCCCGCTGGTAGAAGACCGTTCGGAAGTTGAGCCCCTGAGCCCCGAGGACTTCGGAGTAAGTCGCTGTGAATGAATTGATGCCCGATTCGCTGGTCTGTTGTTCAACGCCTGGATCGACCCATTCCCATTTAGGAGTCTGCCATTCGACAGGGGTAAACCGCCTGCGATCGCTTAGCAGGTCGATAGGCGAAGGGAAGCCGTCGAGGCTGATTCGAGTCGCTGCATCGCAAAAGCGATCCCAAACAGGCTGTAGCAAGTGCCGAATGATGTATTTCTGGATAATGCGAAACCGCCGACGGTCTTCGAGTTGGCTGGTCCGGCTCGAACTGTAGGAGGTCTGTGAATAGTCCCGAGCTACAACCTCGTAGGAAAGCCCAGTTCCTACCGCGATCCCTCGAAGGATAACCTTTGTCCATTCGCCCGCCGAAGTGTTTGGGCGCGTTGGGTTGATGATGTCGACCGATTCGCCTGGGTTAAGATCAAAGATCAACCCCGGCTCGATGTACCGCTCTCGATTTCCAGCCTTGTCGATGCCGCTGCCGGTATCTGGATCGCTGAGACTTCCCAATGGCGTTTCGGTCTTGATTGCTGCCGTGAAACAAGACGCGATAGCCGAGGCTTGGAGTTCGTTGTCGAGGTACGTTCCAAGGTCCCTGATCGACGCCAACGCTGGAGCGAACCAAGTGACGCCTCGCGTCTGGCCGACTCGATCCTGCCTGAATAGATGAATGATCTCCCTCGCTGGGATTTCCTTTGGCGTCCTAGAGACCGCGTAAGGCTGTAGCGGATGATCGTCATAAATCATGTAGGCAAGAGGCTTGCCTAATTCATCAACTTTGATGCCGCGAATAACCCGCGTACCATCGCCCCTGTCGATGCCCATCGTGTACGTGTCTCGATCAGTCGCTAGCCGGTCGGCTTCGATGATTTCCAATGCCATCGGAATTGGCCGGACAATACCCCGGTATTTTGTCGACTCCAAATTGACGATCCGAATCAAAACTTCGCCCGCTTCGACCATTTCGCGAAGGGCGATAATCTGGATTTCTTCAAGGGTAAGCCTGCCGTTGATATCCGCGACTTCGGACCACTCGGACCAAGCCTTGTCGCGTAGGTCGTTGATGTCCTCAATGTCATCGCCTTCGGGGGTTTCAAACGTCGATTGAGCTTGGATGCCCGCGCCGACGACGGAAGAAACGATGGTATCGACAACGCCCCAAGCGTAGCTGTTGTCGCGAACCAATCGCCTAGCCTCTGCCCTGAGTCGATCGGCCCCGAATGGCCCCATCAACTCTTGGTCGGCAGGTAGATTCTTTGGGTGTCTGTTGCTCGATACCCGCGATGGTTCGGCCCCTTGGTAGGATCTGGCAAGGGCTTTCCTAGCTGCCTGCCGTCGCAATCCCGCGAGGGGGCTAACTGCCGAGACTACGGAATCGATAAATCGCTCAATCATCGACGGCCCCCTACGATTCTGCCGAGGGAGATACCGCCCGATCCGCTTTCACGTTGGACCTGATGGAGCAGCTTGTTTCGCTCGGCCATCAACGCCGCTAGGTCGAGCTTAGTGACGGTCCGAGAGCCAATGGAATACTGAGACGCCCCTCCGGTTAGAAGGGCCTCAATAGCTGCGTCGATTAGTGCCAACATAGATGCCGCTGATGCCATGCGTCAATCGTTGCATGGCTTGCTGGCCTTTGGTAGATGCCTGTACTATTCCATTAGTACACTGCTACAAATTATTTACGCTCTTGCGCCCAAGTATGCCCGCAATAGGAGCATCGGCAATAGCGAACCTTGGCCTTGGTGCAATAGACCCTCGAGTAGCTCTTGCCGATCGGTCGGCGCGATTCGCATAGGGTGCAGGGTCTTGCTTCATCTTCGCGGGGGATAGGGGTTTCGCTAGCGTCCTTCATCGCTTGCATGTGGATTCTTGCGGATGAGTAGTTGGGGCTTTCGTAGTCTGGAAGGTCGGAGGGAATCCCTAGCGACTCGGCCATCTTGCTGACGATACCCTGGCTAAATTCCTGGTGCGTTTGCGCTGGCTCTTTCGGTTGAATTGGCTGGATGTCAACCCGAGGATCTACCCATTCCCGCTTGCTTGTTTGTTGCTTTGGCCTCTTGCTCATATCATCCTCTCCGTTTGGGAATCCATCCACCTTGCCGCTGTCTGAATCGTTGCTGCCCATGCCTGTAGGCTTGCTGAACAGGCTTGGCTTGTTTCGGCTCATCGCCGATATGCTTTGGAGCAACCTCGATTTCGCTTGGGGCAATCAACTTGACCCCGCAAGCCTCCGAGCCTGCCGCTGCCATGTACGTTGCATCGAGCCAGTGATTTTCGCCCTCTTTGGGGAGCCAGTAGGTTTTGGCTCCTTTGCCCTCAGTGAACTTGGTTACCAGTTCTTCGGCTGCAATATGCTGAGCGTACTGCGAATGTCTTTTTTCCCCTTCTGGAGTAAACACCGAAAGCGAACCGCGCCGAAGCATATTGTTTTCATCGAAGGTTGGCGTCAAAAACCTTTCGTGGACGAATTGCTTCCAGTAGTCGGTATCTAGGTCGTAGAGCCAAACCTTAGCTGCTGGCAAGTGTTGTGCGTGAATGTTTGCACCTGCTATGGTTGTCGATGTCGTCTTGGTCTTTGGCCTGTATGCTGGAATTCCTTTGGACGGGTGGAAGATGCCGCTAACCTCTCGGCAGAACTGGTACGCCGCATTCGTAAAGGCCCCTGAGTCAACTAGGCAAAAATCGATCGGCCGCCGCGTTCCGGTTGTGTCGATGAACTCCTTCTGCAGAAGCTCATCTCGAAGGCTTAGCAAGGATTGATAAATCATCGGCTCGCTAGCTTCGTGATCCATGCTCTTATCGGTCCCGTAGACCTGTTGGATCCCATAGTCGGCCACAACGCCCCCTGCCCCATGCCACCACGCCGTCACAACCCAGTGAAGGTAATACTTACCCAAGTCGATCGCCGCTGTCAGGGCTACCGTATTGGCCGGCAACTGCCTTCGGACTAATCCGCTTATCCGCGACTCGACAAGAGCCGGGGTAATGCCCAAGCCCATTGGCCCGGCTTCTTCTGGTGGGTCGTTGTCGTCTTCGGTCGATACCGCCTTTTGGCCACGGTCGGCTACCCGGTTGAAATACGATTGAACCGCCGACAGTTCCATCGGTTCGCCGTCGCTGTGGGTCTTTCGGGAATAGCTGGCCTGATTGCTTACTGCCGCCCCGCGTTCAATCTCGGCTTGATTGTCACGCCAGAAACAAAAGGCCTCCCTAGCGTCTGGGTCGGCGGCTTTTCGTCCTTTGCGAAGGTCGATGTACTGCTCGATGAGGTCCATTCGGTCCGGCTTAGTGACGAGCTTGCGGTATCGCTTGCCCCTCCAACTGGGTTTCTGCTTGGGGTCGGTGTACTTGAAGGCGATGCACTTGCGGTTTTGGATCGTGCAAAGCATTACCCGCGGGATCCGCTCGGAGGACTGCCCAAGCCCGCCGATATCCTGCTCGATGATTTCCTCATTCTTGGCTATCATCGTTTCGCTGGCCGCCGCTTCACGGTCTTCGATGTCGTCGAGGATCGCAAGCGTCGGCCGCGCCGAACGGAACTTGGTCCCGCGAATGGCCCCGTCGATACCCAGGGAGTAGAACACTTGCCCCTTGCTGCATGGCTCGATCTCTTTGGGCCAATCGGGAATCTGACTACGGTTGATCGTAGGGAAGACAAAGAATTCCGGCCCGATAACGATGTTGGTCGATTGCCCGCCGCAAGTTTGCATCCGGCCACGGCTCGACCAACCGCCAACGGCCTGGAACGGGATGCCGATTTCGGGATAGTCTTGGATGAAAAGGTCGTTTTGCTGCAATTGCTCGACTAGGTCGCGCACTTCCTTTTTGGCCTTGTCGGCGTTCTTGCCAATAACGACGGGAAACGTAGATAGTCCCCGGACCATCAAGAACAACGCAACGCGAATAGCTAACGTCGTTTTACCTTCACCCCGAGGCCCTGCGATACCTTGGTCCCCGCCGTACTTGGCCGCGTCGATAATCGATTCGATCATGGCTAGCCGGTCGGAGGTCCAGGCTTCGAAGAACTGGGATCCAAAGTAGGTCGATAGCCAAAGAGAGCAATCAGATTCGGCTTTGAGACGCCTAGAGGGGTCTAGCGGGGGTAGGATGGAAATATCCCGTTGGCTAGCCCGTTTCTTGGCCATCAAGTCGCGTTGGTATGCTCGACGGTCGCCCTTAATCGGCTCGGCTTGCGATGCCGTTTTCGGATGCAAGCTTGCTAAGCTCTGTAGCTGGGATAGATCTAAGGAGTTCAAGAAATCGTAATCGTTGCTCATTCTCTTTTGCCTCCCGCTTCGCGTCGAGTTCTTCGCGTTTGCAATCTATGGCATCCGCTGCGAGAAGCACCTTGGCCGCATCGATCGCCAAATCTGGATCGGTCAAGCATTGCATTAGGGCTTGTTTGATCGCCTCTTTGTCGACGTTCCATTTTTCCTTTAAGGCTCGATTGACCAAGCGTAAATCCTTCGATGTCTTGATCTCCAAGCAAACCGCCCCCTACCCCGCGAAACCGCTTGCTAACGTGCTAACTTTCATCTGAAATCCTGGGCTAATGATCTG